ACGAATTGCCTGGATAACCGATAGATAGGGATCTCAATGCCTCTGAGAAATTCTCCTCCACATGACTCCTTAAAGGGGTGATATGGAAAGAACGTCTTATCGACATTGACTCGAAATCCGAAGACCTCAAGTAGCTCGATGACCTTAAGGAATATTCGGTCGTCGACAACTAAATCATCACCGTAAACACGAAATTCCGTGTTTACACCCTTTTCCCGGTTCGCTAATCTAACGATTGATCCAAAGATAATACACTCTATTGGAAAACAGAGTGCACTACCCATTGGAGCGAATTTCTTGAGACGTATCTCATGATCTCCGCACTTGACCTTAGATGATCGGGTATACTGAAGAAGATAACCTAATTCAGTATGTCCGAAGACTCTCTTGACAAGTTCGTTAGATACTGAATCACTAGCACTGGACAAATCAATTGTCCCATACTTGCGATTCAGAGATCCTCGCGCAGCCAGATCAGTATTGCGAGTTTGATCATGAAGAGTTATCTTCAGATCAGACTTAGCAAGATACTTATCTAACTGCCGCATGATGTACTTTTGCAATGCCATATTCGCAACAGGCTCCATGGATATGCTTCGACGTGTCGAAACATTCTTCGGAACCGAAGCGTATTTGGCAAAGCTATTTGGAGTTTTCGGACCGACGAATTGGTCAGAAACCCCAAGAATAATAGCAGCTCTCCTAAGTCTAGAAATATCCAACTTAGTGAACTGCATCCTATTCAGTACACCAGACTTTGCTTTCAATTCGGAGGAGGCATTCCCAGAGAAATCAACTGGAAGTCCCTTCTCGACAGAGAAGTCTCTCATTACATAAGAGACCTCCTCGGTGAGCTTTGTAACTAGCTCATCAGGGAATGATTCCTTAACGGAATCATCCTCTGTCATGAAAGCAAGCTCCGCATTCTCAACGAGAGTAGGATCATCAATAGGAATCCTAGTGATGAATTCAACCCACGTCAAGGTGCGTGCTAGCGAATCGGGAGCTTGATACTTGAGGTACTGTGATACTTCGACCTTAATTGGTTCGAGTATAACAGGACGCAGTCCCTCGCAAACGGAGTGTTTGAAGCTCCGAAACGTGAGTGCAACCGTGCGTTCTTCATCACTATATTTTCTTAGTGCTGAAGCCGTATGTTTGCACACTGCGTATGTCTCCATGAAAGGGATGGTGGCAAGCTGAACAAGCCACTGCTCCATCTCAATGGAAGACATTACCCTAGTGGTCTCGGGAAGGAGATCCGTGTACGAGAGGCTTAATAACATTAAGCCCATCGCCACAGACTGACTGGTTGTATCATTCCAATCATTAACCTTTACCAAGAGGTCTGCAAGTTGTACTTGCAGATCCAAACGGGATCGTTGATCTCGTTTCCGTTGGCGGCTCACTCGATCCTACCGATCTAAGCTGGTGTTACTTCAGCTTCAGACAGGTCGGGTTCGAGTGCACCCTTAGCAAGAGCGTACGCTCTTCCCCACACGGGATCTGCTTTGTCAACCCATTCACTTGGGTATAACCATGCAGATAGCGCAGAAAGTAAGGCGTTCTCGACGACGTCAACCGTTATGGCTGCGTCGTTCGGAATCGTCACACTAACTGTCGCTTTTACTGGAAGGTCGCGGGTGAGTTTATCATCCGTTCCATCAGTAGCGCGTGCAATGAAAGAGAATACGGTCGCGATGTTCCTACCTGTTCGGTTAGGACTATACATCGCTGGGTTGACATCAGATCCCTTGTATATGTCACCGATTTCTCGGGACTGATACTTGAGGACCTGTACCCGGTCGAGAGGACTCGTCTTATTGATCAAAACAATCTGACCAATACTACGATCCTTCACTGAGTAGTCTGTCATCGGTACTTCGGGCACTTCGCTCAAAGTAGCAACGGCAGCAACGTCATATCCATTGTTAAGAGGCATATACTTCACTCCTTAGAGTAGGTTTCGGGCTTCAAACACCCGGGTCATTTCAATCGTTGAATGACCAA